GACGGAACATTTGATAAGTTCCAGGCCTCAAAATGGCTAGACAAGCTCAAGGAAGAGAAGTTTAGGAATCGCGTAATGCAACTTATGGACGAGGAGATTATCATGAGATTTGAGTCCAAGCAAGGAAATGCAAACGACTTCTACGACATTGACTCCGAGACTGAAGAAGAGTAATTTACCAAACAACATTCGTGCCTATATTAATATAGGAAAAATGAATGATATTAAATTAAGAACAGATGTTGTTGGCCGCCCGATCAGGGTCTCAAAAAAAATGCAGAGACTTTTCGGAGCGGCCAAGAGCATTGCGCATGATAGTCCCTATGGCAAGATTAGACACGGGGCGCTATTAGTAAAAGGCGGATCCGTCATCAATTCCTCTTGCAACAAGGAGAACTATAGCTCTTTTGGCAAGAGGTTTAGGAACCCAGCAAGAGGCCATGCGACTGTCCATGCAGAGCTGGGCGTGGTGCTCGGCTTGCCGCGTAGCGTAACAACAGGCGCAGATGTATATGTCTGCAGGATTAATCGCGTGGGTGAGTTCCGCAACAGCAAACCCTGTTCTATGTGCCATGCGGCGCTAAAACATGTCGGTGTCAAGCGTGTTTATTACACAGCCGGCGATAATACCGTTGAAATGTACAAACTTTGAACTATTTAGTTTAGCGGAGGAAATTTAATGGACTCTCTCAAAACTCTTGTTCGTGAATATTTCAACGATACGCTTTACGAAGCAGATGTGGTCATGAGGTCATCTCGTGACAAAAAACTAACAGTTGTAACTGATAACTTACGAGGAGTTTGCGGGATCACAGTCTGCACGGTTGTGGGCCCAGCAAAGCCAATATCGGATACGGTAGAAAAGACGTACCTAAAAGTTAAGTTTTTTGTGTTAGAATCAACTTTGGAAAGCCACATTGAAAAAATGGCCATCGATGCTAGAAAAATTGATGGCGTGTTTTCGTTTATTCCATACAAAGTAGCAAAAGTCGTCAGCAGAATTTACAGAGGCGACTAAAGAGAGGCAAAATTGAGTTCCAACAAAAGAGTGCTGATTATCGATCAGCTAAATCTCTTTTTCCGTAATTATATCGTTAATCCTAGTGTATCAATCGACGGCGCTCCGATAGGCGGCCTACGTGGATGTATGCAAAGCATGCAAAAGCTGGTTCGCGAGTCAAAGCCTGACATGATTGTCATTTGTTGGGATGGCGAGGGCGGCTCTGCCAAGAGAAAGTCTATGAAAAAAGACTATAAATCAGGTAGAAAGCCGATCCGCCTCAACAGGGCAATCAGGAACATGACTCCGCAAGAGGAGATGGAGAATAAGGTTTGGCAGCAGACGCGCCTAATCGAATACTACAATCATATTCCTGTGATCCAATTCATGTTCAAGGGCATCGAAGCCGATGATATCATTGCGTATGTCGCAAAGCATAAGCTCCTGCAAGATCATGACAAGATCATCTTGTCAAGTGACAAGGACTTCTTCCAGCTTCTTGACAACAAGACTGTTCTTTATCGCCCAATACAAAAAGAGGTATTGAATAAGAACAGCATTCTTGAGAAGTTCGACATTCACCCGACAAATTTTGCTATGGCACGAGCCATGGTGGGAGACAAATCAGACAATATCGATGGCATCCCTGGCGTTGGTCTCAAGACGGTCTCCAAGCGCTTTCCTTTTCTCAAAGAGGAAAAAAATAAAACTTTTTCTGACATCATTGATCACTGTAAAAAAGGGCTTGAAGACAAAGAAGTCAAGGCCTACAGAAACATTTTAGAAAACGAGGACTTACTTCGAGAAAACTACCAGATTATGCAACTCTACGCACCCATGCTAACTATCGATGCGAAGAGACTAATCGGTGACACGCTCCAAGATCCAGACATGTCTTTCAATAAAACAGAGCTAATTAAGATGATGATAAAGGATGGATTTGGAGAGATTAACTTCACTGATTTATTTGGTCACATGAACAAGATTTCTCTAGACAATCGTTAAAATATTCTTAACTTAAATGTAGAAGGTAAAGAATGCAAACTAATATTAATTTTTCAAAATATGGCAAGCAGTTCCAAGAATCGCTGGCCCAGATGATAATGGAGGACCGTCCATTCGCAGATCAGATCGAAGAGGTGCTTGACGCATCATTCTTTGAGCTAAAGTACCTGCGAGTGTTTGTGACGAAACTTTTCAATTATCGCAAGAAATATAACGTGCACCCGACGGATAAGATCTTGGCAGCAGTGCTTCGTACGGAGCTAGAAAGTCACAATGACGTCTTGCAGAAGCAGGTGAGAGATTACTTCGCTAGAATTTGTATCAGCGACATCCAAGACGAAAAGTATATCAAAGAAACCGCGCTGGACTTTTGTAAAAAGCAAAAACTAAAAGAAGCGCTCATGCAGTCTGTCGATCTTATCGAGAATGCGTCATACGACGAAGTTCGCACTGTCATTGATCAGGCACTAAATTTAGGCACAGATAATGATTTTGGTCACGACTTCCTGAGAGACTTCGAGGCACGCTATGAAATTAAGGCCCGCAATCCTATCACCACCGGCTGGGACAAGGTCGATCAAATTATGAAGAAGGGCCTAGGCACAGGCGAACTAGGTGTTGTTATCGCTCCGACAGGCGCAGGCAAGTCGATGGCCTTGGCACATCTAGGCGCAAATGCACTGAAGGCTGGCAAAAATGTGATACACTACACGCTAGAGCTTTCAGAAGCTGTGACTGGCCAGCGCTATGACAGTTGCTTGAGTTCAGTGCCGCTGTCCACCCTTTTCGCCAGAAAAGACGAGGTGCTCGAAAGTATTAGTGATATTCCCGGCGGCCTTATAATTAAAGAATACCCGACCAAGACAGCTAGCTGCAATACTTTGAGAACACACCTAGAAAAGCTAAAGAAAAGAAATCAACGTGTTGACATGATTATCGTCGACTACGCAGATCTATTAAGGCCATCGACAAACTTCAGAGAGAAACGAGATGAGCTAGGTTCGATCTATGAAGATCTACGCGCGATCGCTCAAGAATACAAGTGTCCGATTTGGACAGCATCCCAAACCAACAGAACAGGCTTAAACGCCGAGGTGGTTACGATGGAGTCAATCTCGGAAGCATTTAATAAGTGTTTTGTCGCAGACTTTATTTGCTCTATCTCAAGAACGATTAAAGACAAAAACGCAAACACCGCGAGACTGTTCATCGCGAAGAATAGAAACGGTCCAGACGGTCTAGTGTTTCCAATGTATATCGACACTAGCATGGTACAATTAAAGGTATTAAAAGAGGCGGAAGCGCCTAAAATTACTCCTCAAATGTCACCAGGAGATCTTGCCAGTGCATTGAGGGAGAAGTACAAACAACACAGAATAAATAATAAGGAATAAGACACATGGATATAGCAAATAAGATTTTATCAGACATCACGGTTCATATGAAGTACGCTAGGTATCTGCCCGAAAAAAACAGAAGAGAGACCTGGGAGGAACTAGTTACACGAAACAAAAAGATGCACATGAAGAAGTATCCAGATCTTAAGGGGGAGATCGACGAGGCTTACAGATATGTTTATGAAAAAAAAGTATTACCTTCAATGCGATCCATGCAATTCGGCGGGAAGCCGGTTGAAGTGGCACCTAACAGGATTTATAATTGTGCCTATATGCCTATTGACCATACTGACGCTTTCAGTGAGTGCATGTTTCTTTTACTTGGCGGAACGGGCGTGGGCTTTTCTGTGCAAAGGCACCACGTAGACAAATTACCAGAAATTAGAAAACCAAACTCCAAGCGCGCCAGGCGATATCTTGTTGGAGATTCTATTGAAGGATGGTCCGATGCCGTTAAGATTTTAATGCAATCTTATTTTAAAGGCGGCACAAGAATAAAATTTGATTTTTCTGATATCCGTCCGAAAGGAAGCCGACTAGTTACTAGCGGGGGCAAAGCTCCCGGACCGCAGCCTTTGAAAGAGTGCCTTTTGAAGGTTGAGGGCGTTCTTTACGAAAAAGAGGATGGTGATAAGCTTGAGCCTATCGAAGTACACGACATTATTTGTTATATTGCTGACGCTGTTCTTGCCGGGGGCATTCGTCGCGCTGCTCTTATATCGCTTTTTTCAGCCGATGATAAAGAGATGCTCGCTGCAAAGTCAGGAAATTGGTGGGAGAGCAACCCTCAACGAGGAAGAGCAAATAACTCAGTTGTCTTAATGCGCCACAGAATTACAAAGGAGTTCTTCCAGCAAATTTGGGATCGTGTAAAAGAGAGCGGGTCAGGCGAGCCTGGCTTTTACTTCACAAACGACAAAGACTGGGGAACCAACCCGTGCTGCGAGATCGCACTCCGGCCTTACCAGTTTTGCAATCTGGCCGAGGTAAACGTATCGGATGTCGCGACACAAGAGGAGTACGAAGAGCGAGCCAAGGCTGCTTCATTTATTGCGACCCTGCAGGCCGGTTATACTGACTTTCACTACTTAAGAGATGTGTGGAGGCGAACAACTGAAAAAGACGCACTTATTGGAGTGTCCATGACTGGCATCGCATCAGGCAAGGTTCTAAATCTAGATATGAAAGCAGCTGCAAAAGCTGTCAAAGAAGAGAACAGGCGTGTAGCTAGTATGATTGGTATTAAGCAGGCATCTCGCACAACTTGTGTGAAGCCAGCTGGCACCACATCACTTACGCTTGGCACCAGTTCAGGCATCCACGCATGGCACAACGACCATTATATTAGGCGCCTCCGCGTTGGCAAGAACGAGTCCATCTATCTGTATCTCTATATTAACCACCCAGAGCTTATCGAGGACGAGTACTTCAGGCCACATGACACTGCGGTAATTTCCGTGCCCCAAAGATCCCCAGAGGGTGCGATTACTCGACAAGAGTCTGCCTTGCAGCTTTTGAGGAGAATCAACAAAGTTACAGACGAGTGGGTGAGAAATGGCCACCGTAGCGGCCAGAACACTCATAACGTTTCAGCCACCGTTTCAATCAGAGACAGCGAATGGACTGATGTTGGTGAATGGATGTGGGACAACCGCTCCTGCTACAACGGCTTAAGTGTGCTGCCAGCCGATGGGGGTACGTACAAACAAGCTCCGTTTGAAGACTGTTCACCAGAAAAATATCAAGTGTTGATGCAGGCGCTAGAGGACATCGACTTAAGAAAGGTTGTTGAACTCGAAGATGACACAAACTTAAGTGGCGAGCTAGCTTGTGCAGGCGGCGCATGTGAAATCATTTAAGCACTTGACGCACAAAAAATGGTTATTATCTTATAGTATGCTCACAGGAGGAAAGAATGAGCGACCAGACTAAAGAAGATTATGTTGTTGACTTTATCAAAGCCTTTAAGGCGATCGAAGACGAAATGGAGCCTTTCAAGGAGCACAAGAGAGATCTCCGCAAGAACTATGTGCAGAATGGCTGGCTGACGGGCGATGAGCTTCGTCAAGCAGTTCGTGCGTACAGAATGTTAAAGAAGGACGACGACATCGACCAGTTTACTGATTACTTTGAAAAGATTCGAAAGACTGTTTCGGGGGTATAGATGTTGTTTCCTATGAATAGATATCTGCTTGTCGAGCCGATCTTGGAAGAAAAGAAAGAGTCAGGTATTCTAGTGCCAGATGATTACAAAGAGGAGCTTTCTGCGCATGCTATGGTTAAGTTATTGAAATCAAGCGATAATTCCGGCTTGCGCGAAGGCTTGAGGCTGGTTGTGCCACGTCATGTTGTCGAGCAAATCGATCTTTTCGGAGAAAAACATCACGTGGTGTTAGAAAATCATGTAATAGGGTTTTTTGAGGACTAATTAATCCCATTAAGAGGATAAAAAATGAAAAATCTTAGCCCCATACTTTTTGCAGTTTCTTTAATATCTGCGCCACTTTACAGCTTTGACAAGCCGATCAACACAGCCGCGGCCGATCAGCCTGAATACGTCCAGACGATCAACTATGCCAAGCCGACCAATAAGAACGACTACATACAAGTCTACAACGGCCCTGTAACGTATGAAGAGATCAAGCATTACGCGATGAGAGATTGTAGGTTTAATCCAGACCCGTCTGAAGAGCTGGTCGACGCGCTAATTGATATTGAAAAGACGTACGCACCGCCACCTTCCATGCGAGGTATGTTGTTGGCAGCCGCGTGCATGGAGTCTGGCTTCCGAACCGATGCGAAAGGCGATCGAAGGTTCAGCAAGAACAAGAGAACTCCTATGGCAATTGGTATCTTACAGCAATGGCCTTTCTATGAAAAAGCTTACGGCACAGTTCGCACTAATCCGCACTCTGCCGCCACAACCTGGATGCAGCACATTGTTAAGCAAATTCCAAAAGTTAAAAAGCAGTGCCGCTATAAGACAGAGCACCGCATCTGGCTGGCATCGTGGGTCACCGGAATACGCTACAAAAAGGCCGAAGGCCGATGCAAAGAGCGGCCAAAGCACTATCGTTTATTAAGAAAATGGCAGAGACAAATTGAAAAAGACAGAAAACTTCAACAAAGATGCGACGAGCACGAGGAATGTGGATGCTGATTTTTATTGGCCAGACGTTGTCATAGGCGCTGACATAGACGCCGTTGAGTTTGCCCATAAAAACAACTTCCATTTGTTGAAAAATAGAGTGCCCTATCACCATTCTTACGAGGGCATAGAGGAGCCATGGGCTTCCATGTGCTACGATCTTTATGCAAGGGGCATGTGCCCTTTCGTTGATAAGATCTCGAAGATAAGGGTTGACCAAAATGACAAGACGATCAAGGTGATCACCGGACACAACACCTTCGAGATCCGTTATGACAACTTACATGTCTTTGATTCAGAAAATGTTGGCGGTGTTGAAAACAACAAAGAGCTTGTGCATTATCGAGTTGTCGATTGGTTTGACTGCAAAGGTCTATACGATCTTTCCTGCAAGCAGATAATATCAGATGACGATTTTGTTAATAAAGTGACGTTTTTTAAAAGCAGGCGAATCGATGGTAACCAAAGGTACCTAGATTTGCTGTGCGAGTCTTTTTTAACCGACAGTCAATTAAAAAGCTTTGAGTATAGTGATACAATGGTTAGGTTCAAAGTTAGAGATATGCTCAAGAAACATCTTAACAAAGAAATCGCTATGAGCCTCTGGAAAAGAGATATATACCCAGTTTATAAATGTCTTCAAAAAAACACATAGCCGGGATCATACCGGTCTCTGGCCTGTCGACAGACTTTGATATGCCATGGCATGCTAGCTTGATGCCCATAGCACCAAACTACTTGGCAGTAGAGAGGGCAGTTGCGGAATGCGCACACGCCGGCTGCGACAGCATCTGGATCGTGTGTAACGATGAAGTCACGCCGCTGATTAGGTACCAAGTCGGAGAGAAGGTGCAAGATCCTGTCTATGACTACCGACATTTTGAGTTCGACAAGGCAGCAGTCAAGAAGCCAATCCGTATATATTATGTGCCCCTAGCGATCAAAGATATAAACAAAAGAGACAACCTGGCGTGGTCAGCGGTATTCGGCGCGCAGTCAGCCAGTAAGATACTTGGATCTTTGAGCCAACACTTGAGGCCTCACAGATTTTATGTTTGTTGGCCGTATGGATATATTAATCCAAGACTAGCCAGAGAACACAGGAAAAAAATTATAGAGTCTGATGTGGCGCTGGCCTACAATGATGAGACTGTTAAAGACAATCTGTATTTATCCTTTACACTCACAGAGTTACAAGTAAAAAAGCTGGTAGAAGAGTCCGTAACAACGTCTTCTGGCCTATGGGCACCGGACAGAGAGAAAAGGCTTTCCAGGGACGAGCGCTATAGTTATAGGGGATTTGATCTTAAAAAAGTATTTGAGGGTTTAGATTTCGGAGATTATATAAAAATTGATGTTGAGAATTATCATTCACTGTCTGGCTGGGAAGACTACCGCGCTTTTCTTGCTAGTGATGTGAAGGTAACAAAACCGAAAATACTTAAATATTCTGAATGGAATCAGATAGGAGTTGATGATGAATAACTTATTTACAAAACACGCAAAAGAAAACGGCCACAGCGGATACTTCTCGCACATGTGGTTCGCCCTGACGATAGGGTGCCGCCTTCTGGTAACTTCGGGCTTCTTTACGCTTCACGCACTGTTGCCGTTCGTGCCAATGCCAAATAGCTTAAGTTTGGAAAAAACCACGCAATATCTAATTGTTAAAAATCACGGCACCCTTTAGTTTACAATCCGCAGTTAATTCTTATATTAATACCGAGAGAGGTTTTAAATGGAAAGAGTAGAGACTAGTATCCCGTTTGTGGGCTTGCATGCACACAGCGTCGCTGGATCTGTGTTTGACGGCTTTGGCTATCCGCAGGACCACATGGATTACGCATATCAAAATGGCATGAACGCCTTGGCGCTCACAGACCATGGAAACATGAATGGCATGTCATACCAGGTGCTTCATGCGAAGAAGATGAAAGCCGCCGGAAAAGAATTCAAGCCCATCTTTGGTGTCGAGGCTTACTTCGTGCCCTCCATCAAAGAGTGGAAGGAAGAATACGAGGCCGTAAAAGAAGACAAGAAGAAGGCACGCAAGGTGATCACAGACACAGACAAGGTGTCAGCCGAGGACGAAGGTGCCTCCAAGCGTAAATCTAAAAACAAGATTAATTCACGTCGCCACATTGTGATTGTTGCGATTAATCAGACTGGCTTGAACAATATCTTCAAGATTGTATCAGATTCACACCAAGGTGACAATTTCTATCGTTACCCTAGACTAGACTATGATATGCTGAAGAAGTATGGAGAGGGCATCATTGCTGCCTCTGCATGTCTCGGTGGCGTATATGCTGGCGACTATTGGGATAACTGTGTTTACGAGGAATATGTCAGCGAGAGCGGCGACACAAAATCTAGAAAGGTAGGCGAAAACGAAGAAGCGATCATGAACGCCATGCGAGAGACAACCACCAAGATGATGGACGCTCTGGGCGATCGCTGGTTTGGTGAGCTACAGTGGAACAATGTCCCAGAGCAACACAGACTAAACCAATACGTTATCAAGATGCATGAGGAGTTCGGGATTGAACTGATCTCCACCGCTGATAGCCATTATCCCAGCCCCGAGGCATGGAAAGACAGAGAGCTTTACAAACGGCTAGGTTGGCTTGGCAAAAGCAAGACACCCGACTGGCTTAAATCTGAATTGCCTGGAGGCGTCGAAGAGATTGGTTATGAGCTATATCCAAAGAACGGCGATCAAATGTGGGAGTCCTACAAAAAGTACTCCGCAGAATGTGGGGTGGAGTATGATGATGATTTGGTTTACAATTCATTAGTGAAAACTCACTGGATCGCACATCAACTGGTAGAAGATTTCATGCCAGACGATACGGTTCGTCTACCTGGCTTTGTCGTACCAGACGGCACGACAGCAGAGCAAGCTTTGATCAAGGAATCAATCGCAGGCCTTCGCAAGCTAAGTCTAGAAGGCGACACTGAATATGTCGATAGGCTGAAGCATGAGTTAAAAGTCATCAATGAGAGAGGCTTTGGCAAATACTTCTTGACAATGAAAGCGATCGCTGACGCTGCCAACGAACACATGTTGTCAGGCCCGGGCCGAGGCTCTGCCGCTGGCTCGCTTGTTGCATATGTGCTGGGCATCACGCAAGTCGATCCGATCAAATACGGCCTACTGTTTAGCCGTTTCTTGAGATCAGACGCGACTGACTATCCAGACATTGACTATGACGTTAGCGATGCTTTTGGTCTGAAAGAAATTCTAGCAGAGAGGTGGGGAGACACCACAGTTGTGCCAATCTCAAACTTTAACACGCTGCAGCTACGCTCTGTTATCAAGGATCTTGGTAAGCTTTACGACGTGCCCTATCAAGAAGTCAACGCGGTCACAAGCGTGATGGTTCGAGAGGCAACTCCAAAAGCAAAAGCAAAGCATGGCGTCAAGGCCGGCGTGTATGTGCCAACCTTCGAGGAGGTCATGGAGTTTTCAGAAACTCTTGGCAAGTTCCTGCACAAGTATCCACATATCAAGTCTCACGTTGAGGCCATGGTGGGGCAGGTCCGCTCGACTAGCCGACATGCAGGTGGCGTGGTGATTGGAGAAGATCTCGACAAACACATGCCACTGATTTGCTCTGGTGGCGTTGTCCAGACTCCATGGTCAGAAGGAATGAACGTTAGACACCTTGAGCCTCTTGGGTTCATCAAGTTTGATTTGTTGGGTCTGTCTACACTGGCGATGATTGAATCAGCGATTAGTCATGTACTCAAGCGATATCACAATATAGAGAATCCAACCTTTGAAGATGTCAAAAAATACTATGACACAACGCTACACCCTGATGTTCTGGATTTGAACGATGAGAAGGTGTACAAGAACATCTTTCACAAGGGCAAGTTTGTTGGGGTGTTTCAGTTCACAAACACTGGTGCACAGAACCTAGCGAAACGCGCAAAACCAAATGACATTATTGATATCTCTGCCATCACCTCGATCTATCGTCCTGGCCCGCTAAGTGCTAACGTTGACAAGTCGTATGTTAAGGCCAAGAAGGACTTGGAGGGTGTCGAATATCTCAACAGCATTGTTGAGGAAGTAACCAAAGAGACAGCGGGCTTCTTGATTTTCCAGGAGCAGATCGCTCTGCTGGCTCACAAGCTGGGCAAAGACATCAGCCTGGAAGAAGGCAACAAGCTACGCAAACTTCTAACGAAGAAAGGAACAGGAAAAGGTGCTGAAGAGAAAGAAGATATCAGAAAGAGATTTATTGAAGGCTGTGCTGATAAGTCAATCGATACAGAAGCAGCCGAAGCACTCTGGAGAAATTTTGAATATTTTTCTGGGTATGGGTTTAATAAGTCTCATGCTGTTGCTTATAGTATCCTTTCTTACCAGTGTGCCTGGCTTCTAAACTATTATCCAGAGTGCTGGACTGCGGCTTTCTTGGATAAGGAACCAGAGTCTAGAAAGGAGGGCGCGATTGCCCTAGCGCAAAAGTATGGCTTTACGATCGAGACCATCGACATCAACAAGTCCACGCCGCAGTGGGAGATCTCGCAGGATGGTAAGACCCTGCTCCAGCCGTTCAGCTCTATCAAGGGCCTAGGTGACAAGGCCGTTGAGCAGATTATGAATAATCGTCCGTTTGACAAAATTGAGGATTTACTTTTCAATGAAGGGATCGTATATTCTAAACTGAACAAGAAGGCATTAAACGTGTTAGGACTATCAGGCGCATTAGATTCTCTTTCCGATGAAAGGTTCAACGGCTGCAAGCATTTTTGGATGGCGTGCATTAACGACAGACCAAAGAACGCGAAGAAGCTGGAGGAAAACATCAAAGAGTACTCTGATGAGATTGACTTTACTGTTGAGGACAAGATCGAGAACGTTTCTAATATCACAGGCATGTTCCCGTTCGATTTGGTGATGACAAAGCACATCAAGGAATCTATTAGGAGACATGCAGTACCGTCTGTCGGCGATTGGGATAACGACCTAGGCGTCGCTTGGTTTATTCCAAGAGAGATCATCGCAAAGAGAACAAAGCTTGGCAAACTGTATTGGATTCTGAAAGTTATCGACGATACATCAACTGTGACCAACATCAAGTGTTGGGGCATCAAAGGAGATGATAGGATCCACCTTAACAGGCCATACGCAGCCAAGCTAGATTACAGTGAAGAGTGGGGCTTCTCCACCCGATCGATCAGACACACATTCAGGCTACTAGGATAATGGAAACAAAAGTTTGTACAAAATGCGGAGTGGGAAAGCCCGCAACGAGAGAATTTTTCTATAAAGATAATAAAAGAAAAGACAAATTAAACAATTGGTGCAAGGACTGTAAAAGAAAAAGTCGCCCACACCATCGAGGTCGGAACGCATCAGACTTACGCAAAAAAGCTCCGACCGCTGATCGCGCCTCACACACGGAATATATGAGGGAGTGGCGCGCGAACCAGCCAGCCGGAAAGTATGAGATTTTGAATTTAAAAAATGGAAAAATTTACATCGGTGTTACGAGCATGATCCGTCAACGGTGGAGCAACCATAAGTCTCACCTTAAAAGAAACATCCACAGGAACAAGAGCCTGCAAGAAGATTTTAATAAATATGGTGTCGAGGTTTTTGAATTTACCATTCTGGAACAATATGCATGTAATACAGATCGCATGACCTTACAGCGTGCAGAGCAAGAAGAGATTCAGAGAAGGACATTGGCCGGCCAGGATTTGTATAACATTGGCAGTCCGGGCCATAGGATAGAACAATGGGAAGCTTAAAAAGAAAACTAGAAAGAAAAAACAAGAAGAAAGTTGAGAAGGCTGAAAAGAAAATGGCCAAACAGCTCATGATGTTCGACATGCTCGGTGATGAATGCGCCGCTTGTGACGAGCCTTTTGACAAGAAATCTAAAGAACACGCGATGACTTGGAAGGTTGTCGTGAGAGAAAAAGAGAAGGTGGTTAGGCTTTATTGCCCTAGCTGCTGGGACAAAGCAAACAATTTGATAGAGGAAATTCAAAATGATCTTAGAAATAGAAGTGAGAAAGGGAGCGAAGGCCCCGAACAGAGCGAATCCGAGTGACGCTGGCCTAGACGTGTTCTACTGCCCGAAAGACCCAACAGTAAGCGCTGTGTCTATTGTGCCTGGCGGTAGCCAAATGCTGGCCACAGGTTTAAAATTTGGTGTGCCACATGGTTATATGCTGCAAGTCTGCAACCGCTCAAGCATGGGCGCAAAGCGATCTTTGGTGGTCGGCGCGCACATTATTGACAGCGGCTACGATGGCGAGGTGTTCATTGACCTCCACAACATCGGAACAGAACCACAGTACATCGGAGCCGGCGAGAAGATCGCCCAACTAATTCTGGTACCTGTTGTTCATTTCAGAACCACTGAAGTCGAAGGCGGACTGTACGATGAATCGATTAGCATGTCGGGCCGAGGAGACGGAGCGCTCGGATCCACGGATGCCAAGACTACTTCAACAGCTCAGCTTGATATGCGAGATAAGCTTGGCAAATTAGTTTCAGAAGGGTGGACACCAAATGGTTTTTAACAGTCACGTTTATATCGGAGGAGACGAAGTGTCAAAAGAAACACTAACTTTCAATGACATATTGATGGTGCCCCAGTACAGTGATATTACCAGCAGAACTCAAGTAAGTACGTCACGAAGGCTAGACGAAAAGACAAGCTTCGACTTGCCGATTATCTCTAGCCCGATGGACACGGTGACCGAGAACAAGATGGCGACGTGCATGTCAGACGCTGGTGGTTTTGGAATTATTCATCGTTATAACACGATTGAACAGCAATGTGACACCATAAACATGGTCCATGGCACGAAGGCGGCAGCGATTGGCATGACTGGAGATTATAAAGAAAGGGCCATGGCCCTCTTTGAAGCAGGGGCAAGAATCCTATGTGTTGACGTCGCCCATGGCCATCACGCCATGATGAAGCTGTGCCTAGAAGATCTCAAGAGCACTTTCGGAGATACCCTCCATATCATCGCCGGAAACGTCGCGACCCTGGAAGCATATAACGACTTGGCAGATTGGGGTGCTGACAGTATTAGAGTTGGCATTGGTGGCGGCAGCATATGCAGCACAAGATTAGTATCAGGCCATGGCGTACCAACTTTGCAAAGCGTACTGGACTGCGCGCGAAGCGACAGGGATATACCAATTATTGCTGACGGAGGCATCAAGACGTCTGGTGACATGGTGAAAGCTTTGGCTGCAGGTGCCGATTTTGTTATGGTTGGTTCCCTGCTGGCAGGCACCTCGGCAACACCAGGAGAGGTCTTCAAGAGCAACGATGGTAAGAGATACAAAGTCTACAGGGGCATGGCTTCATCTGCCGCCCAAAAAGATTGGCGAGGCAAGTCTTCTTCCCCAGAAGGTATTTCAACGACCGTGCCTTACAAAGGCAGCACAGAAAATATTTTAGCAGATCTGCGTGGAGGAATACAATCGGGCTGCTCTTACAGCGGCGCTAGAAACATCGACGAGCTTAGAGAGAAGTGCCAGTTTATCAAACAAACGCTTGCTGGACAAAACGAAAGCTTTACGCATATCTTGAGGTAAAATGAAAGATCCTACAATACCACCGTCAGAAACAAGAAAGAAGCTTATGTTTTATGACACTGAAGAAAACTTAATTAAATTAAAAATTAGATGTCAATTTGATGGGTTCTCTCAATCACAATTCTTCAGGGTCATGCTGGAGGGCTATGTTAATAATGACGAGAACATTCTGCGTTACATTGAAAGCTGTAAAGAAAAGTACAGCATTCAGGGCCAGCAAAAAAGAAACAAAATTAATTCTATTTCAAAAAAGAGACAAGAAGTTGAAAAAAAGTTTGCGCTTAAAAACGATGAGATAGAAAACATATTTGATATGATAGAATCGGAGACCAACATATGAAGAAATGCCTTGAGACGTGCCACAAATTAAACGTCACTTGCCCCATTAAAGAGTGTAGATACTGGATTGATTATGAGGCAGAAAAGAACTGCACTTTTGAGAGTGTGCGAGAGAACGGAGGTATGACTTTAAGAGAAGTTGCCGACCGCCTAGGCGTCAGTTATGTGAGAGTTAAACAAATACAAGACAAAACACTCAAAAAAATTAGTCATTTATTAAAATAATAGTCTATTTAATGTGTATGCCATTTGTGCATTTTAGGAGAAAAACATGAAAAAGCAGCTTTTAAACGAATCAGACATCCGCAGAATGATGAAATTTGCGAATATCGCCCCTCTCACAGATGGCTTTGTCGAAAGACTAAACGAAGCCTCTGAGACAACAGCCCTCGAAGAGGATGATGCTCTCGAAGAAGGTGAGTCTCTTGAAGAAGACGACACCCTTGAAGAAATGGAACATCCTAAGAAGGATGATAAGGAAGGCGTCCAAGAAGAGGGCATGGGCGCTTATGGCAAGGATGACGACGAGCCAGTAGACGAGATGCCACCAATGGACGACGACGACATGTCAATGGACGAGCCGGCCGCCGGCGGAGCCGAAGGCGAGATGACGCTTTCTGATGAGGAGGCACAAGTTCTTATTGACCTCGGCAATCGCCTCGCAGCTGCTCAAGGTGACGAAGAGCCAGTGGGCGACATGGACCTAGGAGCAGAAGACGATCTGGGCCTAGGAGCAGAAGACGAGGACGAGGAGATGCCAATGGAAGAGGACCTAGATGAGGAACTCGTCAACGAGGTTATCGCACGCGTTGCTCGCAGACTACGAAGCTCAGAGTAAAAAGAAAAGTTGTTTTTAATTTAGAAAGACAGGCCACGTGCCTGTCTTTTTTTTTGATAGGAGAAAAAATTGGAATTTAATGAAATGTTTGTAATATTCTTTTGTGGCGTCTTTGCTCACGCTGCTGGAATAAGACTTTTTGGCTTATGGAGCAAGAAAGCTGTGTATAAAACAACCTATATTAGCAGTTTGGCAATACTAAAGATGTCTGAAGGATTCGCAAAAGACGTGGTCAGGGCATCTGGAGCAGAGAGCGAAGAAGACATAGACGCTGCCTTTACATTATGGCGCCATGTTGCTTTAAATTCATTGAACACCGTGTTGTCAGACGTAGCGTGGAGATCTAATTGTATTCATAACTGGGACAAAGCTATGAGAGCAATATCGAGTGTAAAAGACGATAGGAGTCAAAAAGATGAGATTTAGTGAAGAAGAAAACCAAGAGCAGACCGAGCCACAGGAGCAAGTCGATCCACAAGCAAACGAGGCAGACTTAATTAACGCGCTCATGTCTGAAAGCGCCCGACCCGAGCTTCGTATGACAGGCATATACGGTGACGTCAACGAAGAAAGGTGTTCCGAGGCAATCTATGGCCTAATGGCCCTACACCTGTCGGGGACCGGGAAAGCCCTAGAGGACCCAGAAGATCCAGAGTCAGATCTTGTCGACACATATCAGCCTATAGAGTTTATTGTGTCGTCGCACGGTGGCTTGGCTGCTGACATGTTTTCAGTCTATGACACAATAAGAAGCATAAGGGATATGTCACCAATTCACACAAAGGGCTTGGGCAAGGTCATGTCAGCCGGCGTACTGCTGCTCGCTTCTGGCACAAAAGGTGAAAGAAGGATTGGAAAGTATTGCCGCGTCATGATTCACGGCGTGCAGGCAGGACAACACGGGTACCTGGCTGATGTCGAGAACGAGTTTAAAGAGACACGGGCAATCCAAAGAATGTACATCAAGGCTTTAGCCGAAGAGACCAGCATGTCCGAGGCTTATGTGAAAAAACTGATGAATAGAAAGACCAATGTTTACCTCGACGCAGAAGAGGCAGTAAAATTGGGAATTGCGGATATTATTTTCTAATTATATAGAGGTGTTAGCATGAACAAAAAAGAATTAAGCTATATCAAAGAAAACTATTTTCAGAATCAAATCGGATTAGATTATATATTTGAGATGATCGATGAAGCACTGGAGATCGAAACCACCGCTTCAGACCGACAGTTGATTAACGAGAGAATGCAGTCAATGGCGCTCACGCTAGAGGCAATTCCAGAGATCTCTGTTACAGAGCTTGGATGGACTGACGTGAGAACAGTAGGCGATCAAGAAGTTTCTGGCCCTGCGCGTAATCAGCTACTTCAGTTTACCAAAAACATTCAAGGCGCTGGTCTGCAAGAGAAAATAGTAAACGTAGCTAATTTCTATAATGATCCAGACTCTATTAACCTAGAGGGTGCCACTCCAGGCCAAAGAATTGCTAGCGCGTTGTCTTACCTCGTGTTCTATAAAACACTAACAAAAGTGATTTCAAACTTCAACGCCGCATCAGCCGGTTTTAACTTTGAAGCGTTCCTCGCAGTTTTGCTTGAGGGACAGCAAATTCCAGCTAATACCGGTACAATTGCAGACTTCACGACTGGAGACAACATCCCTATCAGCTTGAAACTCTACAGTGAAAAAAGCCTCGTAGTTGGTGGTAGTTTCACTGACTTGGTTGGTGACTTGATCAACCCCCAGTTTAGCCCGCACGACTTCATGCAATATGTCGTCGTTCTCAAATCTTTTGAGGGCGACTCCCAGGGCTTAGATGTCAAGGGCCAACTAAAGTTCTATCGATTTAATTTCACGCTAGATAATGTAGCGAACATAGTCTTAAATTCTATGGGTAAGTCGATTAGATGTATTGAGTTGCCCACGGAGTTCATTGAGCAAGTGAGGGCTGGCAACGAGGAATATGATTTTAACGCTACGTTGCCTAGCCAGGAGAACTTACCCTCGCCAGAAGAACTTGAAGTGCAGTTTATAGAAAGCTTGGTCCCAATGCTTCAGGACGCTATGCAACTAGAAATGGAAGAGATAAATAACTTAACTAAAATTTTGAAGTGGGCGAAGAATGACGACCTCTTTAAGCCCGTCCCGCGCGGCGAGAGAATGATGGTTGTTCGCGGATCAAGCGAGATCCTATCACGAAATCCTGCGCTGGTCAAAGCTGTACAAATGGCTTTTGATGGCAAGGGCTACTCTCTTGGTGACTTGGGTAAAATCCGCGCTGGAGTGAAGAACGCGAATGACGTTGTTAGGAAGAGCTTTACTGCCAAGAGGATGGCCGACGAAAGAGCCAATGCCCTGCGCGCCCCCGGTGTTTTTGCAGATGCGCAGACATCAGTGGAGTTCTACAACCAACTCAGCCCCGAGCTTAAAAAGCGCGCCCTCCTAAACACTAGAGGTTATTTATCAACGTTGCAGTTTGACTTGAATAGAAAGCAAGTCCTTGACATAGAGTCATTAGCTGGAGAATACCCAGCCTTGCCTTCAGGACAAAGCTCGGTTGACATCGGCACAATTATGATTGGAGCCCAATATGTTCAAGAAGTTCTGAACAGGATGACCGAGGAATTAAACCGAAGTATCTTTACTATTTTCCAGAGCGTCAAGGTGATCCAAGAAGGTACCTATGCTTTCATGGCCGGCGGCCTTCAGGACGACAACGAAGCAGAGAGAGCCATCGCGGCGTCAAGAGAGGTCGAGGGCAAAGTTACAGAGTTACGGCCAGAAGAATCAGAAGTTGATTTATAATATTTAATTTAAAACACAGGTTTATTTATTATATAATGTTCTTATACTATATTCAGAGAGGTATATATGACAAAAGTCTATGCTAGTAACCTAGACTTACAACAAAAAATCCTTAATGGTATCAACAAGTTAGCAGATAACGTCGCGGTAACACTCGGCCCGAAGGGGCGGAATGTTATTCTAGCGAAGAAAGAAGGCAATCCAATCATCACCAAAGATGGTGTGACTGTCGCAAACTTTGTTGATTTGAAAGATCCAATCGAAAACGCCGGCGCTAGAATTCTAAAGCAGGTTGCTTCAGAGACAAACTCGCTGGCAGGCGACGGCACAACAACGTCGACGGTGTTAGCGAGAGAGATAATCGAAAACAGCCAGAAGTATCTAATCGCAGGCGCTTCGCCAGTTGAACTTAAGCGCGGTATGGATCTGGCTTTAGAACAAATTGTGGATAAAATCAAAGACATCTCCAGGCCTGTGGAGTCTGTTGAGGATGTAGAGAGTGTAGCCACAATTTCTGCCAATAATGATGAGAAAATTGGCAAGCTAATCGCTTCTGCGGTGGACAAGGTAGGCCAAGAAGGCTCAATCCTTATCGAAGAAGCAAAGTCAATGGAGACCAGTCTTGATTTGGTCGAGGGCTTTAGATTTAATTCTGGTTATTTTGCACAAGCGTTTGTCACAAACGAAAGAAAGAATTGTATTGAGTACGATGACGCGCTTATATTTGTTACAGATCATAAGATCGATGCGGTCAAGAAGATCTTGCCCGTTCTTGAATTAGCAGCGAGAGAAAGCCGCCCCCTAATTATTGTGGCCGAACAAGTTGAAGGCCAGGCCCTCGCTGCTCTTATCATGAACACGGTGCGAGGAACAATGAAGGTCGCAGCGGTCAAGGCTCCCGAGTATGGGAATGAGAGAATCAACACCATGAAAGATCTTTGTACAGCTACGGGAGCCGCCTTTTTCAACAGAGCCTCTGGCAAGCCAATTGAAGAGATCAAGCTCTCTGACTTTGGAATGTGCAAGAAGGTCGAAGTCCACAAGTCGAGCACTACCATCATGGGTGGTTCATGCGATCACGAAGAGGTCGAGAAGCGCATCGAAGCTCTGAAGAGCGAGATCAAGCAGACTGAAGGCATGGAAGAGTGCCGTGTACTACAGAGAAGAATTACACGCCTAGCCTCTGGTGTCGCAGTGATTAAAGTCGGTGCACCAACTGAAGTTGAAATGATAGAGAAGAAACACCGAATCGAAGACGCCCTCGAAGCAGTGCGCTCTGCACAACAGGAGGGCATTGTCCCTGGCGGAGGCACAACACTTTTACGATGTATGGACTTCGAAGTTGATTGTAACAATGAAGACCAAGAGATTGGCGCTGAAGTATTAAGAAGATCTTTGATGGCACCAATCAGACAGATGGCGATCAATTGCGGAGACAGCCCGGATCTAATTGTCGATAAGGTGTTGAGCAGCGAAGGCCAAGGATGGGATTTTAAGAATTCTAATCTGACTGACATGCTAGAGGCAGGCATCATTGACCCCGCCAAAGTAACAAGAACGGCAATACAAAATTCAGTATCAGCAGCATCAACGCTGATTACAAGTACAAATGCTATAGTGGAGGAATAAATGAAAGTTAGAGTTACATACACGGTCGACCACGAAGAGGTACCAAAGCTAATAGATGAACTTATCGCAGACTGTAGAGCTTCTCTTCGCGAACTTTCAAATTTTAAATTCGACGTTCGAAGCCTGGAGCAGGCCAGCGATGATGTTAAGAACGTGCAAAGTCGTTTGGACACGGTGGCAGGCAAGCTAGAGGACTGCCTCAACTTGTGCCTGGGGTATGATGGCGTTGTTAATCCACCGCCCATGGAGCATGTCGAGGAGACGCTGCCAGATGAATAAAGGCGATTTAGTTTACGTGCCGTCCAGCGCAATGCTTTATTACCCTGATGGCCATGGCGGAGTAAAAAAATATATCAAACTCAATGAACCCGCTAGCCTTCTCATAACCTCGGTAAGAGACCAAGCATACGAGGTCTTTTATGAAGGAGAGAAATGGCTGGTTCACAAAGACAAAGCATACGAGGTGCTATAATGATAGAGTTAACAGAAATTATTTCAGAACCAAATTCTTACAATCCAGACACGCAGAGTGTTACTTCTACGTATAGTCTGAAGAGTCTTTATATTAATCCAAGATTCGTTGTAGAGTTAAGGGAGAACGAAGAGATTGCCAGGAAGCACTCTGATAAAAAGCTAATAGGCGGCCTGTCTAAAGACGTCGGCTTTACCAAGGTTGTTGTTTCTTCTGGTGGCAACTGGACAAAGACATACAACATCGTTGGTTACCCCGCGCAGATCTTGTCGGCCCTGAAGGAAACCAGATGAAATATGTTGTCTTTTCCAAATCCTCCTGCCCTTTTTGTCAAAGAGCAGAAGAGGTGCTAGCCGACAGCGATTTAGATTACCACGTGATTGACTTTGAGGATTCGCAGGAAAAGATCCTTCAGGAAATCAAGCAGGCCTTCGAATGGCCTACGGTTCCAATGGTTTTTGAAGTTTCAAAATACGCAAAAATTAACTTCATTGGGGGCTGCAGTGATCTGGAGGCACATCTAGGTGTCTAAAAAAGACTGGACCACTACAATCCCAACGCAGGAATTGATCGAAATGAGCCTGACCAGCAACGAGAACTTGCTATGTTTGAGAGATATATTAGAGTTTTCCAAGCTGGAAGAATTCGATCTCCCGGAGAACGTATTTTTTTTAGTTTGTGAACTAATTTGGCTAGATTCTAGCATGCTATTGATAATGCGTCGCGATCTGACCGAGCCAAAATTTTATGATAAAGAACAAAAAGAAGTGATTATTTCAGAAACTACTTTGACTTCTCTAATGACACTCATGTTAGCAAAAACTTCTGCGATGCATGACCTGAACTCTTTTGGTTATTCTGTGAGTCTGTTGTGAAATCTGGCATGCTCCTGGGGATCTTGTTTTTTCTACTGGGCAACGTTCTAGCGTGGTTTCAGTTCAATTCACAATTTGTGTGGGAATACTGGAAAGACAAGATCTTGCTCTCGAACCTGTTGTTTGCGATACCTATGGGCGCATGTTTCTGGCTGGCGATCAAGAATATTGTTCTTTCCACAAATGAATTATGGGCATCGAAACTGATAGGCTTTGGCGTGTCGAATGTGGTGTTCGCCGTAATGACATATGTTTTTATGAAGGAGAGCATTTTTACTGCGAAAACAATGACTTGTATGTTGTTGGCCGCGGCAATTATTAGTGTTCAGATATTTTGGAAATAGATAGAAGTCTGTTTCGCTGACTTTGCTTCTATTTATCACAAGGGGGAACCTCCAGGATGACGTTCGTCGGCGATAGAGACAAGCTTTCAAAAGCCTGCAAGCCCTGCAAAACTATTCAGCAGGGCAAGGTGCTCGGCGCACGTCTGCTTGAAATATTAATAAATGAAAATGACGCGGTTGGTCTCGCAGCCAATCAAGTTGGAGTTGACGCCGCTGTGTGTGTCGTAAATGTTGTCCGCCCGGTGGTGTTGATTAACCCAAGAATAACTGCAAAGTTTGGCAAAAGTTTCTTTCAGGAGGCTTGTCTATCATTTCCAGGTGACTATGTTTTAACCGAGAGATGGACAAATATAATGGTGGTTGCAGACAACCACATCAAAGGCATTGATTTCTCTTTTGAAAAGAGTGCTCTAGAGTGCGTTTGTGTGCAACACGAAATCGATCATCTTAACGGAATAACTATGTTCGAGAGAGCAGTTGACATGGAGAAACTAAATGGCAAGAAATAAAAATATTCTGACTGACACTTCAAAAAAGAAGACCGGCCAAGGCAATGGCACCTATACTAAAGAGACTTCCTCCGGCGGAGAAACCTTTTACGACAACGTTAGAGCTGGTTCGCCACCCAGCCGCGCACACAGGCGGAGAAAGCCTTACAAGGGCCAGGGCAAGTGAACGACGACCGCCCCTTTTTGCAAATTCCTCTAGAAAGTGAAGAGGAGTTAAGAATGTATGAAGAGTGGCTCAAAAAACAAAAAGAACGCGAAGAAGAAAACAACGAAGAAGGCGTTGTAATTATCGACCTTTAGAAGGAGAAAATGTTTTATGCGTGTTTATGTTCCTGACAAGAGGGAGGGGCTCATAAATGATGTGCTCAAAGACTTGTACTTGTTAAGACAATCAATCGATTTTGGCTCGGGCACCACCGATAGTAAATTAGACATGATCGACAAAATTCGTAGCCAGATTAAATCACTTTTAGAAGAATAATATGTTTAAAATCGGTGAGTTGGTTACTACATTACATAGTGAGAGGACCGGCTTGGTGATTGATACCAAGCATAATTTTTATTTACAGTATTGTCATGTGTTACTGGCGGGCGAAAAAGAACCGCGGTGGTTCATCTATACCTCACTAAAAGAAAAGCTATGAGATACATTGTCATATTTTATATCGTGTGTGCTATCTTGGTATTCCAGTTTGATTGTAACAGGCGGGTAAAAAATGCTATCTTGTCCGCACCTACAGTTGAATACAGTCAGGCTGAACATAGCCCCTCGGTGAAAAACGAGAATATCAGGCTAGCAGTGCTGGATTTTGATCCCTCACCTGACGCAGGTATTACAAGTGCGGAGGTCCGCTTTTTATCTAACAGGGCAAGAGAAGTTGTTTTTAACAACGGGGCCTACCAGGTAGTGACGGAAGAAAACGTATTTTCATTGTTGGCAGCCCATGGCCGCACACTTGAGGAGTGCGCTGATACAAACTGTGAGGTTGAGTTTGGTACGATGGTCGGAGCTGATCTTGTTATGACCACTAGACTGAACAAATTTAGTGACTATATTTTTGTTACAATGAAGATGCACGACACAGCGTCCTCTTCGCTGGTCGCAGCGTCATCGTTTAGAAGCAAAGACATCGCCGACGCGCATGTCGAAATTGAAATCCATGTCAACAAAATGTTGAGGCAAATAAAATGACTAAAATCAAAAATGTTTTCGTAGTTTTCTTTATCATTGTGGTCTTGTTCACCCCTTCTTGCAGGGCGTGTGACGGCGGCTGGAAGACTGACTACACAAATGACGCTGCAACACAGCAGCACGAGGAAGAGGTTGGCTTCAACTACCTCCTGCTTTACCCCATGTTCAAGTATGTAACAGAGCACGGGATGGTTTAAAACACGGCCAAGTGGCGGAATAGGCATACGCAGCAGACTTAAAATCTGTCGCCCGCAAGGGCTTGTGGGTTCAAGTCCCACCTTGGCTACCACAAATATGGACCTTTAGCTCAGTTGGTTAGAGCCCCCCGCTCATAACGGGGTAGTCCTCGGTTCGAGCCCGAGAGGGTCCACCATACAATGCACAGTAGCTCAGTAGGTAGAGCAGACGGCTGTTAACCGTCCGGTCACAGGTTCGAGCCCTGTCTGTGCAGCATACACAAGGAGAACTATGTACAATCTAGGATACGCATGTGTCAACATGTCTTTGTCATACCCACAGGAGTGGGGAGGCAAGCCGAGGGGCACACCAAGAATTACCACCAATCGCACAATGATTCGCAAGACATTCAACCAGAAGGGCCTGGGGTATGCTAGCGAGCTTGCGCTGCAAAATTGTCTCGATCTTGAGAAGATTATCGAGTGGAATGAACAGAATGGAATCAAGTTCTATCGCATGTCTTCCAATCTGTTCCCATGGGCCAGCGAGTATCGCTTTGAGCAACTGCCTGACTACGAGGAAATTGCGGACAGCCTTAAGCGCTCGGGGGATCTGGCTACCAAGTACGGCCAGCGGATTACCACACATCCCGGGCCATTCAACAAGCTGACATCTCCAAAGGACAAGGTGATCCAGAACACGATTACTGACCTGGAGATCCATGGCAAGATCTTCGACATGATGGGTTTGCCGCAGACTCCGTACGCCAAGATCAACATTCATGTCGGCGCGCACTACAACAACAAGCCGATGGCGCTCGACAACTTTTGTCGCAACTTTGAAAAACTATCTGGCTCTGTACGTTCTCGCCTCACCGTCGAGAACGATGACAAAGCTAGTCTGTATTCCACGAAGGAACTTTATGAAGCAGTTTATGAGAGAATTGGCATTCCGATTGTTTTTGATTATCATCATCATAAATTTTGTGATGGTGGACAGGACGAGGAGGAAGCGCTCCTTACCGCCTGCATGACTTGGGGCGACGTCCGCCCGGTAGTTCACTACTCGCAATCACGCGCGATCGAGCACAATGACCCCAAGATCAAAGCTAACGCACACTCCGATTCGTACTGGACGCCGATTAACCTTTACAATCTAGATTTGGATGTTATGTTAGAATGTAAGCACAAAGAGGTTGGTCTCTTCAAGATGAGGGAACTAATGGAGGAAACATGAAAAGGAAGACTACAGCAGAAGAAACCGGAGATCGCATCTTCAACGTTCTGATCCTGGCTGGCTTGCTTGGAGTCATTTGTTACAAGCTTTTACTATAAATTACCCGCCTCCTTAGCTCAGTTGGCTAGAGCAGCTGATTTGTAATCAGCAGGTCCACGGTTCGAGTCCGTGAGGAGGCTCCAACATTTTCACTAAACGGGGGCTATATATTATATGGGCATAGGATTTAACCGCGCTGAAGAAACGCAACAAGAAGAGCCAGAATGCCTTTACCGTAGAGTCATCAAGTGCCCCATTTGCGGTGACGATGAATTAGAGAAGGTATATAAGGGTGTCTGTTCATGCGGTAATATTACAATAGATATTATTGAAACTATCGCTCGTGAGCGCTACAACAGAAAGTACACATGGCCAGCGTTCAAGACCGTCAGCTATGAAAAAGAGCCACCAATTATATATGATGTTAGGAAAGATGAGCGCCCGTAGCTCAGCTGGATAGAGCAACGGCAAATGAAAACAAGGAGTGAGGCGGTATTACGCAGGGTTCTACTGAGATGATATACGACCCGGACCAAGGAATAAGAGTCTTAAAAGGGAATACTTGGTCACTTGCAGGTGAAAATCCTGCCACTCCTTCAAATGAAGTTACCCCGATTGTAAGGATGAAGCGGGAGAGGGATAAACTCCATGATTGCTAATCTGCGGGTGGGACTGGAAACAGTCAGTTAGGTGGTCTGGTTGCCTAACATTTTTTAAGGAGAGCGCTTTACTCTCATTTAGGTGTGCTTATAATAATATTATGAAAGTCGGTGATTTGGTTAAATTTCGTTGTCCAACAACAAAGCATATTGGTAAGGTTTATTTGGTTGCCTGGAAGCAGGGGCAGTGGATCCGCCTTCACGCAAAAGAGTATCATGCAAATGGTGCACACGCCATTAAAGATTTTGAGGTGATCAGTGAAAGTCGGTGAACAAAACAAGGGGCAATTACTCCGAAGAACAGAAGCTCCCTATGTCATCTATGACAACCATAAGTTCTGTGCCGGTGAAATTGTAAAAGTGATTTATGAAGAGTCGGGTGGATATACGAAAGTATCCAGAGCAAACGGAAAAGTAGATTTTATTGTTTATTCCCCAGAAGAGTGGGAGTTTGTGGAGAAAGAAAATGACTGACGAAATCAAAGAACTCAAAAAGCAAGTAGAAGAACTCAAAAAAGAGAATACAGAACTACAGCGAGAGTTATCAGTTCATAATTTTCTTGATACTGGCGTTCCACAAGAGCGACTTGATTATCAGCGAGAGTTAAAAAAAGAAATCATTCGCTTGAAATCACTCAATCGCAGAGCAGCAGATGAGATTAGAGATTTAGACGATACCATTATTAAAATCACCAAGGAACTCCCAGAAGTAAGAGAGTTTCTCGGGTGGAAAGACGATGATCTATGGGCAGGCGAAGCATCAATCAATCTTCTAAACCGATTGGATGGACGAACCAGTGGCGCTTATGTTGAGAACTATGAAGACCTGCATTTAGAAATGAAAACTTTAGATGGTTACGCACAGATTGATCATCCTGACTTTTACCGAAAACAAGAACACCCGCCAGAATGTAAATGGCACAAAGATTGGCACGCTTGTGATTGCGGAATATTTGACGATGGCGGCAACACACCAGAAAGAGTTGAAGAACAGATTGAGTGGTTGAAGAAAATCACAAAACAGAAAGAAATAAACAAGATGGTCGATCAAGTTGAATCTGCCGCTGTCAAAGCAGCACATAAAGTAATGGAACAACATAGCAAAACATTTCAGAAACTTGCGGAGAATAAAGAATGAACAATATTGAGGATATTAAAAACAAATGGGAGAACGCAATGCTTCTAGAAGAACTACCAGAAGACGAGCAATATTCTATGAGTCAATTGTTAGAAAATGAAGCAAGACATATTCTATCTACTTACAAAGATGTAAATGAAAGTCAATTAGCATACATTTGTTTTCCTTTAATTCGCAGGATATTCCAATCATCAGGTTTTTTTGAAGAGGGCGATTGTCCGCTCACCTTCACATACGAAACAAGTGTTGTTCCCGCATTTACCTACTTCAAGCCAGACGAAGAAGAATCAGTAGGAGCAACCATGCAAATTTATGATTTTGAATCCTCGCCAAATAAAGAAGTAGTTGAGAAAATTTGCTCCAATGGTTATTATGCTCTGGATGCGGAAGTTGAACTAACAGCAGAACTCGCTGAAAGATTCAGAAACGAACTTAACGAGAAACACAAAGGAAAACATCTTATTTTTGGATATCCAATTATGATGAGAGAAGAAGACGGCGAAAGGATTTATTCTTATCGTTGTGCGGTTTTACCGGGAGGTTCAAGATTACACGAAGGAGGATATAAAGAATGAATAACGTAGAAATCTTATATCAAGAATGCAAGGTATGTGGAAAATCATTCAAACTTCCAACTCGTAAAGAACTGGAAAAATCAATCTTGTTCAAAGCCAGCGAGGTTCTCGGAATTGATATGGGAAATGGGCATACAGGCGGGAATAGCTTGTTGGCGATGTTGAACTGTTCAGTTGAGTGTGCGAGAAAACTGGAGAATAAAGAATGAAAATAAACAATCGTTTACTATCATAAACTAGTTCCTATAATACTAATATAAGCGCCCGTAGCTCAGCCGGAGTTTCGAGATGGGATTGATTCAATATCTAGCATGTTATTATCAAATTCCCAATGACAGTTTCTGCATAATACTAAAATATTGTCAGGTGAATTGATTTCTCCCAGCGTGATGTTATCAGGAAAAGAAGCAATTGCTTTAATGTGGCACAACTCAACATGATGAGGATAGCCGCATCGCTGACAGGGCATCTCTCGAAGATCTTTATTCCAACTACGACAGAAATTACGCACATTTGCGTTCCTCCAAGAAGGGTGCTTGTCTTTCACACTGTCTCTATTTTGATATTCTTGCAGTGTTAGACTTTTGTACCAATTAGATTGATCTCCCCACCTAGGAAAACATTCTTGACAAAAGGAAATAGATTGATGACCCTCATGCCTAGTGAAATCTGAATTGCATTTCTTGCATTTTCTATCAACCGGCTTGTTTCTTTGGCGTCCTTTGTTATTAAGACTCGCCGCGCAACTGCGGGAACAGAAATTGTTTTTTGTTTTTCTGATCTCGGCAGCAGTTTTTTCAAATTCTTTATTGCAATTTTTACAGTTTACTTTCATAAATTAGTGCCTATAGTAATAATATATGCGGGCATAGCTCAGTTGGATAGAGCGCGAAACTTCTAATTTCGATGTCGGGGGTTCGAATCCCTCTGCCCGTACCATCTACTAATAAATAGATAGTCGAACCTAAAAATGACTATTTATTTGCGCCCACAGGTTCGAATCCTGTCGGGCGTGCCATTTACTTTTTAGGAATTGTTTTTATATTATGTGTATGAAGATTTTTTTAGTTAGTATCGTTTTTTTAATGTCGGCATGTGAGATCACGGTTCGTGTCCCCACAGTCTACGTCATAGATGCGGCGTACGACACGAGCGCCGACGTGTATGACGCAACCGACACAGCAGAATATTGTGATAATAGGACGGAGTGTAGCGCAGTCTGGTAGCGCATCTGGTTTGGGACCAGAGGGTCGGGGGTTCAAATCCCTCCACTCCGATACCGATTGGCCTTCCCTCTACTACTTATAGCAGGGGGACAAGATGTGGCAGGTTCAAGGTTTGGTGATGATGCAAGCGTTTCAGGCAGTCTAGCCGTATCGGGCAGTGTCACGCTGGGTGACGGAGACGACGATGTAACCATAGACGGCACCACGCTGGCAATTGACTCCTCCAATAATCGAGTGGGGATCGGAACAAGCAGCCCAAGTTACAAGCTTCATGTCAACGCGTCGGCAGCAGATACGACCAGCCAAATAACAGCTTATTTCCGTTCAGCGGACACAGATTATTCTAGAATCTCGGTCGACTCTACAGTCAACGCTGACACCCAAATATCCTTTATGAACAACGGGTCCACGAAATGGAGCATAGGAAACGAAGCTGCCGCAGATTCCTTTCACGTAGCTACTGGCTTCGGGCCTTTTGATAGCGACAACCCTATGGTAATATCTAGTGATGGTGACGCAACACTAGGTGGCAATACTTCACTCTCCGGCGGCTACGTACTCGGGAATGAAGCTCTAACTTCTTCTGATGACGGCGGCAATGTTGATGTCACCAAGCCACTAACTTTGTTAACCAACATGGGTGGCAATCTGGCTTTGACTCTAGCAAACGCTTCCAGCACAGGACAGGTTAAAAAATTACTTTGCACCGGATACAGCAGCTCCAATACTCTGGTGATCACAGTAAGCAGCGCTTCTTGGATGGGAGGCTCCTCTGGCACGATAACGTTTTCTGCCGCGGCGTCCTTTGTTCATTTAGTTTGGGCTAATTCGGCTTGGTGGGTTTTGGGATCATCAGCCTCCGGCGTTGCTTTTGGTTAACCCGACTTCTATTTACTCTGATGAATAGGAGCGGCACAATATGTTTTACAACACGGGGCGGGTGCTTATATTAAATAAGTGAAAGTAGGTGATCTTGTCACGCTTTCAAACTATGGGAATAGAATACTAGCACTAAGAGAATTTAAAAAATTAGTTGGCGTTGTCATTAATATAGAATATGACAAGTTCCGAGATCGCCCAGTATACTTTGTTTTATTTACAGGCTACGAACAACCAGAGATGCTTTACAGAAAAGAGATTAAATACGCAAGATGAGCGAGTGGGTAACAGGAAGCGGCAAGAGGATAAGCTTTGATATGATTATTGACTTAATCTCTGCTCACAATAAAAACAAAGGCAAGGTGTGTATTGGCACCGACAGTTTCGTGAAGAAGAATGATTGCATCTTCTCTGTCGCCATTTGTTTGTATGGTGCCGAGGGCCAAAACGGCGGCAGGTATTTTATCAAGCGCACCAAGAGCAACAAGAAACTGTATCCCACGATGCTACAAAGAATTGTTTTGGAGACACAGAAGTCAATAGATTTGGGCACGCAGCTGCTTGATGCTGCTCCTCGTTCAAACATTGAGATTCACTTGGATGTCAGCCCCACCAATAAGAACAATGGCACCAGCCGATTTGCTGACATGCTCATTGGGTACGCCAAGGGTGCTGGGTTTGAATACAAAGTAAAGCCCGACTCCTTCGCGGCTATGAGCGTCGCTGATAAACATTCTAAATAACCGTTATTAAACTATTTATTGTGTGAAGAAGTTTATAGTTTTCTTGTTTTCTCTGTTCGTCATGACCGCCTCATGTGCTGGCCCGCAACCCCAGTGCGTTGACAAGGCGCCTTATCCTGTGCCGATTGTCATACTGTATACCGCAGAGGGCTGCTGGTGGTGCGAAGAATCCAGAACGTTCTTGAGAGACAACGAAATAGAATACGTGGAAAGAGATCTGGAAGACCCAGAGCAGATGAAAAAGTTGCAAAAGATAGCGGAAAAACTAAACTACGAGGGTGGTCTTAACGTCGTACCCATGTTCATTGTGGGCAGGTATTTTATTAGAGGCTTTGACCCCATCGCGGTTAGGTATTCTTTGGAGAAATCAAAGTGGATCGAACCACGCTGGGATAGTTTCTTTTAGGATTTACTCGAATACTTTTGTTTCTATAATAGTAGTACCGGGGTGTATCTCCTCTGTCTTATAAACAGTAGAAAGAGTAGCTGGTTACACGCGGGTTCAAGTCCCGCCTCCCCGACCAAACATATTGAGGCATGATGACAAAATCAATTGAACTATACGACGATGGGATTGGTAGAGTAGACTATGTTTCACACATGGGCTCAGACCTCACCGTGGTCAATTCAGCGCGCGTTAGTTTTGGTGTCGAGAAAACAGAGTTAGACGACCGTGATAGAAAGTTAATTCGTTACTTGATTAAGAACAGACACACTTCAACGCTGGAGCACAATCTAATCACGTTTAGATTTACTGTTCCGCTTTTTGTTAGATCGCAACATCACCGTCATCGCACTTGGTCTTATAACGAGATCAGCAGGCGCTATACAGACATTGATCTCAAGCTATATGAGCCAAGAGAGTTTCGCACACAGCATCAATCGAACAGACAAGCCAGCAATTTTGATGAGTTTATTAACCCAACAATCGACGAGGGCAAGATGAATGAGCGATCGGCGTCATATGCGGTTATCGATCACCACAAGAAGTCTTTGAAGTTGTATAATAAATTAGTCGATGTTGGCGTGTGCCGCGAACAGGCACGTGGCGTACTCCCGCAGAACCTCTACACAGAGTACTACGGCACCACGAACCTGAACAATCTCTTGAAGTTTGTTAGTCTCCGCTCTCACGAAGGGGCGCAATGGGAAATCCAGCGAGTTGCTGGCGCATGCCTAGAAATTGCTAATGAGCTTTTCCCAGAGACAGTTGGTTCTTATGTTGATATTAACAGCAAAGATTTATCTCAAGAAGGTTTCGCATGGCTAAAAAGAAGAAAGCACTTATCAGGCAGTTCGAGCAAATCGTAGAGGAAGAGGCCTCGATGGTCATGGGCCTCCATGGAGCAGAGTTTAAGTTCCACGATTATAGCGGTGATGTTCAGACTGTGTTCGTTGTCGAACTGGAAACCAGTGTTCATCCCGTAGAATTTTTTATGTTGGAGAATTTAGAAAAGAGACTGAAGAAGCTGGGCGAACGATACCAAGTTGGCATTATCCACGAAGAAGTGCCGCTTGAAGAAGATGAAGAAGAGGGGTAGGACCGTACGGCACTATTTACTTTATGGATGAATTCAAACCAGCGTTTCGTTTTTTGCTCGCGGATGTATGCTTGCTCCTGCTAGTGTACATGTTATACGATAACTGTTACTAATTTTTTATTGGACTATTTATTATGTACCTACCACTCACAGGTCAAAAAGACGATAAAGAGAAATCACAGCAGAAAATGAGCATCGACTCGATCAATACGACCCCGGCATCCCGATTTGTTAAACCGGCTGATAGCGCCGCAAAGCCACAGCAGGAACAAGACACGTCTGTCGCTGAAGTAAAGAAACAGCAAGATCGAGAGCAAGAAGCGGTAAAGACAAACCAGCAGGCAATCGATGGTTTTTACGACGCTAACTCTATGAATACACAAGACTTTTTAATTCTCAAGTCGCAGTCAAACAACGAGCAGTTCAAAGTCCTCGATGAAGTTATCGCTAACATGAAAGAAGACGTTGAGCAACTTGGCGACGCGATGGATGCGATGGCTGAAATGGCCGAGAAGACATCGAAAGCAAACCTGGGGTTACAGATCATCGAGAAAACCCTCGAAGCTATGGAAGAGGCGAAAGGCGAGCGATAGTTTTTTACTCGCGCGCACCCGTTATTATATTATACGCATGAAGAAAGGTGATCTGGTAAGGCCGCGCGACTATGACTATAGAAGCTGGAAGAATACAGAACTAGCGGTCTTTCTGGGTGAGTATGACCATCCGTTTGGAGAGTGGTGCTATGTCCAGACTATTGATGGCCGCCGCCTTCGCGTGCCATGGGCAAGGTTGGAAGTTGTAAGTGAAAGTTGATGAATTAGAAGAGGGCGCGCTCTATCGTGTCAAGGTAATCGACAAACTAGGCGTCAAAATGGGCGCAACACCGCTGGAGGAAGCTAGCCGCCTCTCTCTTTACATACTGACTAATAACCAGATTAGAAACCGCAAGCACTATAATTATCGCTTGGCCGAGGAAATGCAGGAGCCACTGGTGTATCTAGGGCGCAAGCGAGTTTATGGTGGGATGAACGGCAACACCACAAAGTTCGAGAATGTTCATCATTTCGTTAGACCCAACGGATCGCGTGTCTACATTTATGGACACCACATTAAATATATCACGCCCTTTACTTGAGGATGCGTGGTACTTATATTGTTAGCACAAACAAAGCCAAGGAGGACGACCCGATGGCATACAAAGTAGACGAGAACGGAAACTACCAGCGATCAGTGCGATGCGGCCACTGTTACGAAGTTGGCCACAATAGAAGCAGCTGCTCAAAGCGCAAGCAAAACCTCATGGACAATATTGCGCGCTACACAAAAGAGCTAGAAGAGGACAACTTTTCCGAAGACTGGTACAAGGAAAATACCAAGCGCTATCTCAAGAACTCCAAAGAGGAGCTTGAGAGGATGACGAAGAAGGGCAAGAAGCGCAGTTGTGGCTTCTGTCACGAATCTGGTCACACCCGCAGGACTTGCCCAAAGCGCAAGGTTGCTGTGCAGGAGTACGCACGCGAGCTTACGATCGCTCGCCAGAAGCTCATTGACAATCTGCGCGACCACGGCATTTTCGTCGGCGCTCTGATTGAGACTCACCGCGATAAAGCACCAGCGATTATCACGGACATTCAGCTAGATAGGCTCGGTCTAAACAATGTGATCAGCAGTGGCCACTTCTACAGAATTAGTTTGGTCACATACGATCTGATTGTTCCGCAGAAGAATAGCTGGGGACAGACTATCTCCTCTGGTATCTGCTCGCTGCCACAAGATGTACTCAACATCAACAACGTGCCGGATGAAGAGGTTTACCGATCCGCCTCATCATCTTTCGATCTGTTGTCCGCTGTTAACCTGCCAGACAATGCGTTTGACAAGGCGATTAGCTACAAAGAGATCGAGAAATTTGCAATTGATTGTATTGACCCGAGGTAATTATGTTTACTTTACAACAACTTAAAGGGCACCAGCGCGTGCTTGAAGACCTGATGGACTCCAACTGTGTGTGCATGAACACACCGGAGACCCGAGACCACATCGTTGAGACACTTGAGGTTGTATACGCGATGTTGACGGCAGTGACAGAACAACTGGAGAAGCAAAGTATCAGCTTTACACCGTAGATAGTCGTCCCTATGGTGTAACGTACAGGATGAGTCGCGCACAAGCGATGGGTAAGGGTGGGATTTTATGATCAAAACTGGAACAATCGTCAAGATTTTGAAGCCTCATGGGTTTACAATCGATGAGCCGGTTGCTATAGTTATTGAGAAGGTGACGTACACAGAGCAAGGTGAGCAGGTAACGGCATGGCGCTGCCTGTGTGACGATAGAACAATCTTGCTGCACGAAGAAGAGTTTGAGGTGATTGAAGAATGGCCAGCTTAACCAGCTATATTTTTAAGCCAAAGCACGGAAAAGAGTTGGCAAAGAAAGTTATTGAGGCTTTCTGTAACGACTTTCTAAACTACGCAGATTGCGGCAATTACTTGTGGTGGCGGGATCCGGCACCGGGGTCGGTTGTGCCACTGCCGGAGGGTTACGTGGAGTTTCACATCGAGAACGACTACAACTCAGATCCTGACTCTTTCTCTGAGTCTTGTTACCTCGACACCGAGATTACAGCGCAGCAAATGGCTGACGATATGTATGTGTTGCTCAACAAGGACTTTTGGTACCCGGACCACGAGAATGGTGGCCTGCTCTTTAACTTTGAAGACCGAGAGCTTTGTGAAGTGATTATTGCGTTGGCAGACCCCAGCAGCAGGGTCGTCAGCTTCGGTTCGGACAGGCGCGCTTTTGTGTCTGAAGTGAACAGTGAGGGCGTTGGGTATCATAAAAGCGTCGACCTACTTGACTACGCCCTGTCGGTTCCTATAGTAGAAGAGAAGCCGCAAGGCGAGCAACTGAAACTTACACTATAGCATGAGGATGACATGGCTATTTGTATTGAGTGCGATGACGACTATTCAGACCGACGCAAGGCGCTCGGCTACAAGACATGCTTGGACTGCGGACAGGAAGCAGCCGAGCGAGAGATTTTATTTAAGGCGAGGTGTACCGCACCGGCATACAACAAAGGTGGGTACATGTACGTCACTAGCGCCAGCATGGCAAAGGATTTGGGGAAATGACAACAGGCGATTTGGTTCACTTGAAGTTGAATGGAGAAGTGCTACAGGCTACACTAGGAGTAGTCACCAGCTCTCTCGGAGACAATACGTTCCAGGTTCTCTGGCTCGACGAAGCCAGTTCGGGAACGGAACAGAGCTATCAGGCTGCATGCCTACAGGCTATGAACGATGAAGAGTGGCAAGAAACTCTCTTTGAAGGCTGGTGATTTAATCACCATGGCCGACGGCTCCACGCAAGTTGCGCTTGTCTTGGGTCCAGCATGGTATGGGCCTGACAACGAGATACAAACGTGGACCGTACTATGGAATGACCACGATGGTCCGGTTGAAATGGACGCCATCGCCCTGCAAAAAGGGTGGGTCACACTTGTCAACAGACCATAGCGTTACTATACTATTTATGAGGTAAAACAATGAAGTTTATTTTCAAATCGATTATCGCAATTATCATTTTGATTCCGGCAACTTACGGCATCTTTTCTTATCTTGGTTACCAAGAGCAGGCTCATGATGTTGTCGAGGAGACGCCGCAGAAAGTCGAGAAGGCTTTTGACGAGGGCAAGAAAAAGCTCAAGGTTGAGATTACTAGGACCATTCTCTAGTGGAGCCGGGCACTCTTGTCCGCAAAGGTGATCTGGTCGGCCTTGTGATAGAATATTGTCCACCCGGCACTTACTTGCAAGAAGTGGTTGCTATATTATGGATAGGCAAGTCAGAACCGGAATACGAATTCCCACACAGCTTGGAGATTATTGATGCAAAGTCAGGACAAGAGTTTTGAAGCAGGCGCGCTAGTGCGCTTCGTGCACGCTCCCCCACGCTGGAAGGGAGACGGCCCACGTCCACCCGGCGATGGTCTGGAAGGTAAGCTAGCTGTCATACTCGAAGGTCCGTTCCATGATTTTCATGGTTGGGGCGGCATCTTCCGAGTACACTGCTCGTCTAATGGCCAAACATTCAATCACTGGGGCGACTTCATGGAGCCGGTCGAATGAAGCACGGAGATCTAGTCAAGTACGAGGATATGGATGGAACCAACATCATCGGCGTGATTGTTTCAGAGCCAGCCCCACATGAGGACTATCTATCTGAAGCGGTCCAAGTTTGGTGGCCCGATGATCAACAAACCACATTTGAAGCAGTCTCGGTGCTGACAAGCACCAACGAGGAAGACAGTTACATTACTTTACTCACAGGAGAAAGACAGTGAAAGTTGGAGATTTGGTGGTGAGCAAGGCTTACCAGAACTACGCACACATCGTGCCAGCAAAGTTGGTGATGCAGGTGATTAACAAGTCAAACATGACACACATCGTGCTGGAGGATAGTCCAGATCACTGGAAGCCAGCCAAGAATTTTTTTGTCGTGTCACGCGCATAGTTTTTTACTCGCGTGCCTATGTATCTATGTTACATACGAGGAGGGTCACATGGAAGATGACTACATTGAAATCCTCACGAGCATGGAGCGACGCATGTCTCTAATGCTTGATGAGGTCCGTGCCATCTTGGGACACGCGAAAACTACACAAAGCAGCCGACAACGCCCGCGTCGGAATACAACAAAAGTAACCTTTGAAGATCATTCTGAAAAGAAGGAAAGTTTCATAGCGCCATGACGATCAAAGACGCAGAGAAATTGCGGCCAGGAGCGATCGTCAGAGAGTCATATCGCGGCGGCGGCCCCATGAGGACTGGCCTGGTTTTGGCAAAAGAGCATGTCGATGGTCCGCATAACGCACGCATTCTAGGCGGCATGAAATACCAGAGGTATGATGTTGTGGTACACTGGTTTGACGGACCACGCGGCATGGGCAGAGTCAACCCTGAAAAGCTCCAGAACTGGGAGCTAATGGTGGTCAAGCATGTCTAATCGAGAGTGGTTCTATATACAGCAGGAAAAGAAAGATCAAGTGTTTACCAAGCACGGTGGCGTTCCTATGTTTCCAGTGAACGACAAAGAAGGCGCAAATGCCGACGACCAAGATGATAAGATACGGGGAAACGAAGACAGTTGAGCTTCGTTACGGCAGTCTAATCACCGACACCTTCGACGCAGGTGAGGTAATTACCTCAAAGGTGGCAGAGGCGATGTTCGCACTACGAGGTGAGGACTTCCATTTGCAGTATGCGACCGCAGACTTTAAGCCACATGAACGCGCAGGCCTTGAGATAGGCTGGGACAACGAAGCAAAACTAGAGACAGGTCGCTTTTGGCGGCTAAGTTATCGATATTACCCCAGGGAGAGAAAGTAATGGGATACCGTTCAGACGTAGTGTTCGCAATCGATGCAAAGCTCGTGCCAGCTTTGATGACGGTTTTTGCAAAGTGTGAGTCAACGCAGAGACTTTGCACGCAGACCTGTGATGAGCTTGACACCGATTACGACGGCGAAGGCAATTGGATGATGCGATGGGAGAGTATCAAGTGGTACGACAGCTTCCCAGAGATTGCCATGTTAAACAGCTTCATCGAGGCGCTAAACTGTGACGATCTGTCGGAATTTGGGGTGAAGGCCCTCGATGATCATACCGGCGAAGAATACGCAGAGCTATACAAGTTTGTTCGCATCGGTGAAGACAACGACGACATTGACATGATGGGCTACTGCTTTGAATCTATTGGGATTTCGCGTAGCATCCACTACTAGCGCGCGCGCCACTCGGCGCGCAGCGCCGAATTCGGCGGAAATTTTTCATTTACTCGACGTGCTTGGTGCCTATGTTTTACATGGTACTGAAAGAGGAGATACCATTGAGCATTCTTGAGACAGCACTCTGGGCTAGCATCGACAACTACCCGGACCATCTTCAGTCACACATCAAGCGCAACCGCTACCGTGGTGAGCACATTCCAAAGGTGGGCGATCTTGTGACGTGCAATCACAGTTGGTACCCTGGCCAGCCCGCAGTAATCACGAAGGTTGATGTGCCTACGGTGTACTTTACCTACCCCGATGGCAAGGAAGGCACTAGTGGAATCCGAGGAGTTAAGGTGTTGAAATGAAAGTAGGTGATTTGGTTAAGATTCGAGAAGGCGGGAGTGGCTTGGTCTGGGATGGCGAGATTCCTCCTGATGCCGTTGGCATCGTGGTTGAGGAGCCTTCCACAGCATGCTTCCAGAAGGGCGGCGCGCTCCCGTCGATGTGGGTTCAGTGGCCTGATCGCCCAGATTGGGACTCGATGGAGATCGAGGATCTGCAAGTTATCAGCTAGCCCTTTACCCATGGGTTAACCGTGCCTATGTTCTAGTCATGGAGGCGAAAATGCCGAATCTAGGTGACATCATTACAGACCACACGGAAGGATGCACGGGCATCGTCAGGTCGGTTGACATTCACCGCTGGGGAGGCTTCATGCTTGGCAGCGTGAGGATTCACTGGCTCGGTGAGGGTACGTTCGCAACGGCACCCGAGGAAGTTATGGTCGCTATCGAATCCGGTGATTGGACCGTGCAAAGCGACCTGCAAACTGCATGGGGATGGGAATTCCCGAGGAGCAACGAAGATGATTAACAAGCTACTGCAACTGTCATACGCGGCTAGCGTGGCGGCATCACAGGCAATTGCGACGTTCGCTAGCGTGCGAGCCGAACAGGCTGCGCTCGCGAAAATGTCAGATCAAGATCTGAAACAGCTAATGTCCAAGCCAGCGCAGAAAGCGCCGATCGGCTTTAATCGCTCACTTTAGTATTTACAATCCCAGCGCTGTAACTATATTTATAGCAAGGAAGGAGGACACCATGCAGGTAGGCGACTTGGTACGCTGCCACTTTCAACCAAGCAGCAGCGGATACAACACGAAGACTGGCTGCATGAAGCCCATGTCTCACTGGATCAAAGACGAGACAGGCATCGTTGTCTCGTTTACTTATGACCAGTTGTCTGCGGTGGTTTACTTCCCCCAGTTCGATTACAAGCACACGCTCAGCGTGAAGCCCAGCACCCTGGAGATTATCAGTGCAGGTCGGTGATCTAGTCAAGTATGTCGGTTCGTGCGCGATGTACCGCGACCGTTTTGGTATCGTCACACAGCTTTACGGGATCATCGATGAACGGATTGACTCCGCGCTGGTTCATTACCCCGGCTTTGAAGGCAAGGGCCGCGACGCGCCCAGCGCTGGCCAGGTCCAAAACGGCCTACACCCAATGTCTTTGAATGAGTTGAAGGTTGTCAACTCGCCTGATGTTCCTACATTCTAACCATGAAACAGAAACCGCAAAAACCAACAGTTGGCAGTCTCGTGAGGATTAGCGAGGACTACCCCAACACCCAGGCTGCTGGCCAGCTAGCGCTGGTGGTTAAGACACTTGGCATCGAGTGTGTTGTGCAGCCCATAGGCCCCAACCTATCTGCCTCACAGCAGCAACATGGCAAACCATGGTGGTTCACCCGCAAATACTTGGAGGTTGTCAGTGCAGGTCGGTAACTTGGTGAAACACAAAGAGATTCCTGCGCTGGGCATCGGCCTAGTGACAAAGAGCCTGGGCGTGCACTGCATGGTTCAGTGGACATCTTACGCTCCCGACTACCCGATCACATGCGGGGGACCGACGCTAGAAGCGAACAGCATGCTGGAGGTCGTCAGTGCAAGTCGGTGATTTGGTTGTGCAAAAGGGCTGGGAAACAGACGGCGTGGGCATCGTAGCCAAAATCTTGAGGACTACTAGCCTGGACAAGCGTTTTACAGTCCAGTGGCCAAACGGTGAGGTCGACATGTATCAGAGCCAGTTGGAGATAATCAGTGCGAGTAGGTGATCTAGTTGCGGTCAAAGAAGCGCGCGTTAGCATGTGGCGTCGAGGCTACTCCGGCAAGCTCGGCCTTGTCACTCTGGTTCAAGGCAACAGGGTGGTAGAGGTCAGCTTTCCAGAGGGTGGCCAGCTTTGTTTTGGCCTTGAAGAGTTGGAGATTGTCAGTGAAAGTCGGTGATTTAATTAGGTTTACTGAGACGGGATACACTGGTGTTATTTTGGGGTTTACTCCTGCCGGTTCTGCTCTTACATTCATTAATGAGGAAGTTCACTTTAACAACCCAACTTGGATAACCAAGCGTACGCTCATGCGATGCACGGAGGTAATCAGCAGTGCAGAAGCCGATCCACAAAGTTGAAGTAGGCGATCTGGTTCGCTCGGTGAAGTATAGCGTTGACCATCCAGGCCCAGAGGTCTTCATGGTGATGGACGTATCAGAGCCGATCGGCTACGAGTGGTACCGAGGTAATCCACTGTACACACACGAGGTCTGCCTCAAGCTCTGGGAAGTGACAGAGCAGCCTAACCATACGCACTGGGCACCCTCCAACTATTACGAGATCGTTTGATGCCTGATTGGCCAGTCAAAGCACCCATGCGCCCTGGACTGTGGCGCAACGGTGACAAGCTCTACGCCATCGGCGGCGTGTGCGTTGAAGTCCCCCCGGATACGACGATGGAGACGCTGCACTTGTACATGGTCCATGACCCTAGCGCACAGCTAAAAGTCTCGCAGAAGGATCGCTGGATGGTCGAGGGTTCCAACGGTAACCGCTACACGGTGACGAAGATCGGAGGCAAGTACAAGTGCTCTTGTCCTGGTTTCGGCTTCCGCAAGAAGTGCAAGCACTCCAAAAGGATCGAGGAAGAGAATGAAAAAGTCTAATAAAATCCAACTGTTAGAAGGTATTTGGTTTGTTACCATGATGATGGGTTTACTCGTGGGTATTTCGTTCCTATAATTTACACGTAACCCGAGACACGGAGAAGCCATGAGCTACCGATACTACGGCAACAGAAGTTATCGAGCGCGCCCAAAGAAGCAGGACAACCCGGAATTGGTTGCTCGCATCGAGAAGACTGCTGCTCGCGGCGCAACCTCCATGACCGACTGGGAGCGTAAATTCATCGGCTCGATTCTGGAGTCCGCGAAGAAGTGGGGACGCCTGACGGCAAAGCAGCACGGGCTGTACCAGAACATTGAGAGCCGTCTGGACCCTGCCAACATCGCCGCGCGCGAGGCGTGGAACAGTAGCTGGAATGAGGAGAAGCGCGCCGCGCTCCTCTTCGCTGCCAGGTACTACAAGGCTAACCCGCCTTACTTCTCTGGCTGCCTAGACAGGATCCTTAATGATTCCAACTACATACCGACCGAGAAGCTCTACCGCAAGATGGTTGAGAACAAGTACGTCCAGCGCGCGCGAGCTAACGCCGCGACCGACGCGCTCTATGAGGTTGGCTCTATGGTCACTGTCCGCGACTCCAAGAGCGTAGGCGGTACCGCATGGCGTTACAGGGGTCAGGATGCAATCGTGCTAGATTGCCAGACCGAACACGTCAGCGCGACCAAGGGAACACGTGAATACACTGTACTTCCGGTGGGTTGCGTGGAGCCCTTCACAACCCAGGAACGCTATCTTAAAAAGAAGCGATAAAACTATTTACTAACATAGGCTGGTTCCTATGTTTCATATGTAACGATGACACCATGCCACTGACGGAGTAACTATCATGGCTATCGATTTCAAGACTTTTGTTTCCATCGCCCCGCACGTTCTCAATGTGCGTAAGCCCCTCATGCTCCGTGGTCGTCACGGTGTCGGCAAGTCCGAGCTTGTCTACCAGATTGCCAACGACATGGGTCTCCCCGTCGTCGAGCGCCGCGCGTCACAAATGACCGAGGGCGATCTCGTTGGTCTGCCTCGCACCGATGGCGACGTGACTAGCTTCTGCCCGCCTGACTGGCTGGACGACTCGTGTAAGCGCGCTGTGCTGCTCTTTCTCGATGAGGTCGATCGCGCCATTCCCGAGGTCCGTCAGGGTATCTTCGAGTTGACCGACTCTCGCAAGATCTTCGGCAACCACCTCCACCCCGATACCGTCGTTATCGCTGCCGTCAACGGTGGCGAGCACGGGTCACAGTATCAGGTAGGCGAGATGGACCCGGCAGAACTTGACCGCTGGACCGTCTTTGACGTCGAGCCTTCAACCGAGGACTGGCTCGACTGGGCCAAGGGTCATGTGGCCGATGTTGTCTGGGACTTCATCAATCAGAACCGTTCTCACCTGGAGCATGGCGAGGACTTCGAGCCTAACAAGGTTTACCCTTCGCGCCGTAGCTGGAAGCGCCTGAACGATTGCCTGGAGTCCGCTGACATGCTCGGCGAGGACCACAACCCGGCCATCTTCCACCTCGCTACCGGCTTCGTCGGCTTCGAGGCTGCGGTGTCCTTCAACGACTTCGTGAAGAACTATGAGCGTCAGGTTACGGTCGAGATGATCCTTGACGAAGGTCAAGTCGACAAGACCACTAGCTTCAACATCAATGAGCACTGCGCGCTCATCGAGAAGATGGAGGCCAGCGAGGTCTTCGCCAATGAACTGAACGATGACCAGTGCAAGAACCTTGCCAACTACTTCGTGTCACTGCCCTCCGAGGCTGTGATGAAGCTCTGGAAGGCTCTCGGTACCGGCAACGTGGACAACGTTACCCGCTTCCACAAGACCGAGGCCGACAACGGCGAGACGGTTGGTAACAAGCTGGTGACTATTCTCACGGGCAAGTAGCCCATGAAGGCGCAGGGAGGCATGGCCATTAGATGCCTCGATATTATAGATTGACTAGGGCTCAGAGCAGCGACGAGGAGCCAATACATTGTAAGTCTCAGTTTGCCTGTAACTGCACGACAATAAAAGGGAAAAAACAGGATAGCACGGTCGCTCTGCTAGAAAACGACCCTCGCTGCTCACTTTGTCTTTACTCCGTAGGTTCTGTTCCTACATTACTTATGTACCCGATGACGACGGAGGACGCAATGTCCGACTTCAATCTCAATGACCATGTGTTCCGCCTGCTTCAAGCAGAGCCCTTCTTCGCCGCGCTCTCGCGTCGCATCGAGAAGAAGGCCAGCACCGCAGTGCCTACTGCTGGTGTCCGCGTCGACGAGCATGGCTACTTTGAAATGATTTACAACCCTGCATTTTTTGCAGGGCTCACTGACGAGCAGCGCACTGGCGTGCTGGTACACGAGTTCTATCACCTCGTCTTTGAGCATGTGACCGGGCGTCTGCCTGACGAGCTAGCCGGTGCCATGCACGGGCAGCCAACCCCAGAGCAGCGGCAGAAGTTCAAGATCTGGAACATCGCCGCTGACCTCTCAATCAACTACCACATCGGCGCAGCCAACCTGCCCGAGAACTGTTGTATCCCTGGCGGCAAGATGTTCGAGGACATGCCCGGTGACATGACCGCCGAATGGTACTATGACAAGCTCCTCCAGAAGATGGAGGACCAGGAGAACAATGCTAATGGAGAAGATGGCGACAGCGGCGATGGTTCTGGTGGGTCTGGTGGGTCTGGTGGGTCTGGCACGTTTGACCCTGACGCTGCTGGTCAATTTGATTCCCACGATGAGTGGAACCAAGGCGAAGCGAACGAAGCAGCCCAGCAAGCGGTAGACATCGCGAAGGAGCGATTGAAGGAGGCGGTGAAAGACGCCGCGCAAGAGTCTGCTAGCAAGGGTTGGGGTTCTGTTTCGGCCTCTTGTCGCAAGGAGATCATGGAGCGTGTCACTTCGACCGTCGACTGGCGCAAGGTCATGCGTTATTTTGTCAAGACCTCACAGCGTGCTAGCAAGCGCAGCACCCCCAAGCGCCTCAATCGTCGCTACGCCTATGTCCACCCAGGGCGCAAGGTCAACCGCACCGCCAATATTGCGGTCAGCATCGACCAGTCAGGTTCGGTGTCCGATTCTATGCTCGCGGCTTTCTACGCAGAACTGAACAAGCTAGCGGACATCGCCACGTTCACGGTTGTGCCGTTCGATACTCAAGTGTCAGAGTCCAACGTCTTCGAGTGGAAGAAGGGACAGACGCACCCACAGAAGCGCTACATGTACGGCGGCACGTGCTTCAACGCGCCCACTGACTATGTCAACGCGCGCAAGTTCGACGGGCACATCATCTTGACAGACATGGAAGCACCCAAGCCCAAAGCTAGCAAGTGTCAGCGCATGTGGATGACAACAACGCGATGCGCGAAGCGCCCTTATTTCCAGACCAACGAAAGAATCGTCGCAATCGACGAATAATGTTTACTTTCGGGTTTCTCGTTACTATGTAATAAGTCAACCCAAACAGGAGCAATCATGTATCTCTATCTTCACGCACCTCGCCCCATCGCCGCAAACCCTCCGAACCCGCGCTCATCGACTCCGACGAACGCCACGCGAGGCCCATGGCCCACGGCTACCAACGACGCGCGTCCCGTGTACGAGCCCGAGAACAATCGCGTCATCACAATTGACCTTTAATTTCAAAGGGTTACGATTTTTTCACGGTTGAGTGTTTACTCTCACTCAGCTGTGCCTATATTCAATATGTCCCCAGCAGAGGAGAAGGACATGACCCGCAAGCACTTTCAAATGATTGCCGACGTTGTCAAGAACATCGACGACCCCAAGGTTCGCCACGCAGTGGCGATGGACTTCGCTCTGAAGCTGAAGGCCGAGAACCCCCGCTTCGACATCAGCCGCTTCGTCGGCGCGTGTGACAGCTACGCAACCCCTGACTCGGTAGAGGTACAGTTCTAATGATTAACGCCACTTACAGCACCATCGACTCGCCAATCACCAAACTGAACTCGAAGAAGGTCCAGATTGCGAAGGTTTGTCACGAGATTGATGAGGTTATGGACAAACTCGGTGACGAGAACTACTGTCCTTACGAGGACTTGGAAGCAATCCACGAGAAACTTCAAAAAATGACAGACTAGGGGTTTACTCCCCTCGATCCGTCCCTATGTTTCATATGTCCCCAGCAAAGGAGTGGACAACATGGCGAGCAACCTTCGCACCGTGATGACCCGAGACGAGGCCATCGAAATCTTTGACAACTGCATCCTGCCCATCGTGGTTGAAGAGTACGAGCAGGACGGTCGACCCGACGAGGTTGCTCGACGCGAGACGTGGAATAACTGGACCGACGGCCTCTGCAAAGACAGGGAGATCTCTGACTGGCAGTACGAGAACTGGACCCACCCCGATAGCTGTGGAGGATAAGAACATGGAACAACGACCCCTAGTTGGCGACCTTGTACAGCTCCGAGGAGCTTACTTCAACAATGACATCGGTGTGGTCGTGGGCCGCATCTACTCATGGGCAACGATGGCTGATGCCTACGTGGTTCAAGTTGGCGATGACGTAACCCATCACGCGCCAATAGAGCGCGTCAAAGTCCTGTCGCGACCATAGTTTTTTGCTCGCGCCCGTACGTGGGACGGTAGCTCAGTTGGTAGAGCATCGGGCTTTTAACCCGCAGGTCGAGGGTTCGAGCCCCTCCCGTCTCACAGTTTTTTACTCACGCCCCTTTACTCGCACGTAAGCGTGCTTATGTTATATATGTCCACGGAATAGGAGAAAGGACAAATGCGAAAGAATCAGAAGGTAAAGATTCGAGGTACTCACAAGCGCGCTGCCCGTAACGAGGGACGCCCGCGCATCGGCCAGATTCGTGTCACCGCGAGCAACATGCCGCACAAAGTCTTCTGCCATGCTTGGCTGCCCAACGGCACCCAGGTTGCGATCGCCCGGTCCAATGACCGCTACATCTGTGGCCATTTCGACGCCTATGAGAACCCGCTCTCTGGCGCGGCCATCTTCGAGGGTGGAGACGCCAAGAGCCGAGCGCTGACCTGGCTCGACCGTCAGAAGAGCGTCAATGTCTAGGCCCACAGACCAGCTAGCTCGTCCTGGTGACATCGTTCGTCTAGACGAGGTGGGCGCGCATGAAGATCCTGGTTTGGTGGTCAAGGTCGACACGCCTACCGGCTGGTGTCTGGTCCAGTGGTACGACGCGCAAGTCGAGGGTCTGATCGGATCGTGGGAACAATGGCATCCAGTCAAAACTTTGGCAGTAATTTCGAGGGGTTAGAAAAAAGTTATTTTTTTCACTTACCCCCCCTTGTCTGCGCTCATTCCGTTCCTATCTTATATATGTACCCGGCAAAGGAGCCCGACAGAATGAGCTTTGACCTCTCGCACGATGACAACCCCACGCTGACCCAAGGGGTCAACGTCATCCTGACCCTGGCAGAGATTGACCACATCGACAACGCGCTGACCCGCGTGGTGATGGACGCCGAGAGCAAGATGGGCGACATCCAGAAGAAACACCGCGATGGTGTCCTGACCTCCGAGGCGATGGTTGTTCGCGCCCTGGACCGTTGGGACCGTGTGCGACAGCGCGCGCAGAGCATCATCAACCACTTGGACGCCGCCATTGACCAGCACGAGGCCCGCAATGCATCCTGATGACCTGTCCCCCCGCGTCACCATCGGGACGTGTGACAGTGAAGAATACTGCGTCACTCCCGGCCAGCGCCGAAAGGTCAACGTTTACCATCACATGGGCGTGCCGGTCCTCCACGTATGCAAAGGCTGCGAACGCCGCGAGCGCATCAGGAAGGCCACCACGCAAGATTTGCATGGTTAGAGCCTAAACGCTGTACCGCATGCCATGCAAAAAGTAGCGGAGATTATGAAAAAAATGCATGATTTCCAGAACCTAAAACCCCTAACCCCGCGAAATCATTAGAACGCAAAAGTTGGCACGCATCCTGCAATATATATAGGGGCAACGTCAACAACACCCGGAGATTCCAACATGACGACCCTTCTCACGACCCTCGCCTCTACCGCCATCATCCTCAGCAAGTCCGAGCAGATTGCTCGCGTCACCGTCGCACAAGACGCGTCCGCCACCGATGACGAGCGCGCACAGGCGACGCATGACCTCGTGAGCGCCAACGTGCGCCTCGCCCACAAGGTCGCCAAGCAGCACGTTCGCAACGGCGTGACCTTCGATGACCTGCTCGCGCAGGCATGCGAGGGCATCGTCTACGCTGCTGGCAAGTACGAGGTTGGCAGCCGTGCCAGCTTCACCACCTACGCCCAGCAGTGGATGCGCGCCAAGTGTCAGGAGCACGTCCAGGCCAACGCTGGCCTGCTCCACTGCGGCTCGCGCACGTCTAAAAAGCTCTGGGCTAGCCTCCAGAAAGCCCAGAAGGCCCTTGGCCCTGACGCCAGCCCCGAGGCCATCGCGGCACACCTCAAGCTCGAC